GCTTCACCAACCCGGACGGGTCGAACTTCGTCGAGCCGGGGATCATGGAGATCCTCGAGCGCATGCGGACTGGCCGGTTCAAGGTCTTCGCCGACATCAAGGACTTCTTCGACGAGTTCCGCCGCTACCACCGCAAGAACGGCAAGATCGTGAAGGAGCATGACGACCTGTTGGACGCCGTGCGATATGCGGCCTTGTCTGTCCAGCGGTTCGGCGTTAGTAAGGGTGAGCTAAGGTTGCCAGAGGTGTACGGCAAACACGCCCTTTCGTTGGCACCTGATTACGACTTCTAGGACGCGCCATGCCCGAGATCAAGAACGAAGAGCTTACCGAGGAAGAACTGCTGGCTCTGCTGGAGCGGAACCTCGACGCGGCCGACACCTACCAGGAGTCGCTGATCGGCGAGCAGCGCGACAAGGCGCATCGGTACTACTACGGCGAGCCGCTGGGCAACGAGATCCGTGGCCGCAGCCAGCACGTCAGCCGTGACGTGTTCGACGCGGTCGAGTCGACCAAGGCGCTGATGCTCGACACCTTCACCGCCGACCGGCGCGTGGTCGAGTTCATGCCGCAGACCAACGAGGACGTGGAGAAGGCGCGGCAGGCGACCGCCTGGGTGAACTACCTGTTCTACCGCCAGAACAACGGCTACCAGATCCTGCACGACACGGTCCACGACGGCCTGGTGGCCAAGATGGGGATCGTGAAGCGGTGGTGGGACAGCCGCATCACCTACGTCGAAGAGAGGTTCGCCGGCCTGTCCGAGCCTGAGTTCTTCGGGCTGGCGTCCCAGCCGGATGTCGAGATCACCGAGATCGAGCAAGAGACGCTGCAAGAGGCGGTGGTCGATCCGATCAACGGAATGCTTGTCGCGCCCGCCGTTACAATCTTTGGTGGTAAGCTCAAGCGCCGCATCGACAAGAGCCAGGTGCGCGTCGAGAACGTCGAGCCTGAGAGGTTCTACATCAGTCCGCGCGCCAAGACCCTCGAGAGCGCCGACTTCGTCTCCTACCGCATGGAGAAGGAGATTGGCGAACTGCTCGAGGACGGCTACGACCCGGACAAGGTCGAGAAGCTGGACGAAGAGCTGGATTCGTACCGCGACTCGACCACTGGCCGCGACAGCTACGACGAGTTCTCCGAGAACAGCCGGATGAGCGACGACCACCCGAACCGCTCGTTCGTGACGGTCTACGAGAGCTACCTCCGCATCTACGATCCCGAGGTCGACACCCGCGTCACCGTCAAGGTGATCCACTCCAAGCGCGTGATGCTGGACATGGAAAAGGTCGAGTGCCACCCGTTCCGCGCGTGGTGTCCCTTCCCGGTCCCGCACAAGGCCATCGGCCTCTCGCTGGCCGACGTGCTGCTGGACATCCAGAAGAGCCAGTCGTCGCTGAAGCGCAGCGTTATCGACAATGCCTTCATGACCAACACCACCCGCTGGCTGGCGAACCTGTCGCTGGTGCGGAACCCGCGCGATCTGATCGACAACAAGGTCGGCGCGGTGATCGACGTGAACGCGATGGACCCGGCGATGGTCGTCCAGCCGCTCAATGTGCCGCAGATCAGCCCCAACGTCTTCACGACGATGGAACTGATGGAGCAGGAGAAGGAGCAGCGCAGCGGCTCCAGCCGGATGTCGAAGGGCCTCGACTCCGATGTGATCAGCAAGCAGAACAGCAGCGACCTGATCACCCGGTACATGAACGCCAGCAACCGCCGCACGATGGTGATGGCGCGCAACTTCGCCGAGTGCTTCCTCAAGCCGCTGATGTACGACCTGTACCGGCTGTCGATTGAGAACGACACCCAGCCGAAGATGATCCAGCTGGAAGGCCAGTTCGTCCAGATCGACCCGCGCGAACTCTACGACCGCACCGAGATGGAAGTGGCCGTGGCGCTCACCCCCGACGCCCGTGCGGCCGAGGCGCGGACCCTGACGATGCTCGACCAGATGTGGACCGCGAACCCGCAGGATCCGACCCTTGGCGGGATGTACCAGGTGCCGCAGCGGTACGCGCTGCTGGCCCGCGCGATGGACCTGATGGGCCTGAAGGGCGCCGACAAATACCTCTTGTCGCCGATGTCGCCAGAGTACCAGCAGGGCCAGCAGCAGCAACAGCAGATGGCCCAGCAGCGCGAGCAGATGGCGCAGCAGTTCGAGATGAAGAAGATCGAACTGGAAGAGCGCAAGGTCGTCGTCGATGAGCAGAAGGGCCAACTCGACGCCGCCAAGCTCCAGATTGACGAAGACCGCCTACTGCTCGACATCCAGGTCGCCAAGAACGACTTCATCCTCAAGGCCCAGAAGACCGGCGACGAGGCCGAGAAGTTCGACACTGACACGGCGCTCCACGCGATGGAGCTTCGCCACCGCATGAAGGTCGAAACCATCCAGGCCGAAAACCAGCGCATGGCGATGGAAGGGAAGGACTGACAATGGACTTTGACAAGGCAGTGGCCGCGTTCCAGCGGAAGAAGCGGAGCCAGGATCTGGCGACCGTGAAGCGCGAGCAGTACCGGACGATGCTCAAGGAGTACACCTCCATGAAGTACTCGCCGGCCGTCAACGGCGTACGGCGCGAGCGTGAGATCACTCAGGAAGTGATCGAGAAGCGGGCCGAGGAGAAGAAGGCAGTCGAGATCGACACGGTCGCGGACGGTCTGATCGGTTTCGTCGACATCGACATTGACTTCACGCCGACGCCCAAGGGGAGGAAGCGCAAGTGACCGTCGACCTCGAGTACGTCAGTGACGCACGGCACAAGGCCGAGCAGGCCGCCCAGCTCCTGAAGAACGATGCGTTCAACGATGCCTTCGCTGGCCTCATGGCCGACATCGAGAAGCAACTGTTCATGACTGACCCCAGCGCGAGGGAAGAGCGTGAAACCCTTTACCATCTGCATCGCGCAGCGCAGATGTTCGTCAACAATATCGCATCGCGTGTCAACCATTTGGTGTTGAACGAGAGCGACGATTGATTTAGATAGGAGACTTGAGTTGACAGAGCAAACCCCAGTGGACTCTGCACCGAGCGTAGAAGAGCGTTTGGCCGCGGTCCTTTCCAGCCCCGAGTCGTCGGACACCCTGGAACCCGAAGCCGATGACCAGCCCGACGAGGGCGACGCAGTAGACGAGGACGAGGTTGAAGCCGATACCGAAGAGTCCGAGGAAGCCGAAGATGGCCAGACCGAGGACGAAGAGGGCGAAGCCGATACCGAAGAGGAGTCAGATGGCGACGACGATGGAGATAAGCCCGAACAGCTTATCGAGATCGACGGAGAGCAGCTGACGCTTGAAGAGGTCAAACTCGGATACCTCCGTCAATCCGACTACACCAGGAAGACGCAGGCAGTCGCGGAACAGCGCAAGGCCGCCGAAGAAGAACGGCAGTACTTCGCATCCTCGCTGAACAGCATCCTGACCGCCGTGGGCGCCGACATCCAACGCTTTGAAGGCGTTGATTGGGAGCGCGCAGCAGCGGAAAACCCTGACCAATATCGTGTGGCGAAGCAGGCGTACGAACAATCCCGGCAGCTTTTTGACGGCATCCGTCAGCAGACCGAGGACTTCGTGCAGCGGACCAAGCAGGCGCAGGAAGCTGCGCTGAAGGCGCAAGCCAAGGAATCAGTGGCGGTCCTAAAGGCCTCCATCCCTGGCTGGAACAACGAGTTGTACGCTCAGATCGGTGAGTACGCCCAGAAGGAATTGGGCTTCAAGCCGGAAGAGTTCAACAACATCGCTGACCATCGCGCGATCCGGTCCATCTGGAAGGCCATGCAGTACGACAGGGGTCGCAAGGTTGCTACCGAGAAGACCGTCAAGGTGGCGCCTACCCGTACTTTGTCTGACAAGAAGGCTGCTGAATCGAAGATCGTCCACAACCGTAAGCAGAACCAGAAGCAGCGCGAGCGGCTTCGTTCTACGGGGAAGATCGACGACGCCGTCGCACTCTTGGCCAATCGCTTGAGGTAAGAAGAAAATGGCTACTTTCACTGGGGTCATGAAGACCTACGACCTGGTCGGCAAGAAGGAAGATGTCGAAGACATCATCTACGACATCTCGCCGACCGACACTCCGTTCCTGTCGTCCATCGGCACCACCAAGGCCAAGTCCACTGTCCACCAGTGGCAGCAGGACGAACTGGCTGCTGTGGCTTCGAACGCCGTGGTTGAAGGCGCTACCGCCGGCACCGCGTCGCAGGAAGACACGACCATCAAGACTGCCAACACGCAGATCTTCAAGAAGGTCGTGGAAGTCTCTGGCACTTCGCAGGCCATCGGTCTGTACGGCCGCGCTGACGAGCTTGCTCGTCTCGTTGCCAAGAAGGGCAAGGAGCTGAAGCGCGACATCGAACACGCGATGGTTGGCGCTGGCCAGGCCGGTACCGCCGGTAACGGTTCGACCGCCCGTCAGCTGACTTCGGCGCAGAACCAGATCTCGGCTTCGACGACCAACAGCAACGCGGGCAACCGCGCCTTCACCGAAACCATCCTGCTCGACGTGATGCAGAAGGTGTTCACCGCTGGCGGCATGCCGAACCAGCTTCAGGTGACCCCGTCGCACTCGCTGATCGTGGCTGGCTTCGCTGCTGCCTCGGGCCGCTCGCGCGACTTCGGCATGCAGAAGAAGGTCGTCAACGCGGTTGACCTCTACGTCTCGCCGTTCGGCGAAGTCGCGGTGGTTCCGAACCGCTTCCTGAACGCCAACACTGCCCTGGTCCTCGACACCGAGTACTGGAGCCGCGCGGTTCTGCGTCCGATGCAGACCGTCGTGTTGGCCAAGGACGGCGACAGCGACAAGCGCATGATGATCACCGAACTCACCCTTGTCTGCGAAAACGACAAGGCGTCGGGTCTGGCCAAGGATCTGACTGCCTAAGTCGGAACTGGGGAGGGTCGGCCTTCGGGTCGGCCCTCTCTTCCCAATTGAAAGTTCAGAGATGTCCGACGAAGTCAAAACCACCCTCGAGTTTGACGCGGCGGAAGGTAAGCACATCCTCCGTCACACGCAGGACGTGTCGTCCATTCTCGACGCCAACAAGCGCGCCCAGGCCGACAGCATCGGCCAACGCTTTGGCGACTTCGCCCGCGTGGCTTCGATCCCGATGGCCGTCGTGCTGGAATGGCAGCAGAAGTACGGCATCAACGTCATGGCGCCCTCGCCGGAAGACAAGATCCGCATGGTTGCATTGCTCAACGATCCCGACTATGCACATTTGCGTACTCGCGGGGGTAGGCTGTGAACATTGCGACCTACACTGATCTGAAGGCAGCGGTCGCGGACTGGCTGAACCGCGACGACGTTTCGGACGCCCGCCTCGGCGACTTCGTCGCGATGGCCGAGAACCGGATCTTCAAGCAGCTGCGGATCAAGGAGCTTGAAGCGGCGGCGAGCCTCACCATCGACTCGCAGGGCCGCGCCACGTTCCCGGCCGACCACCTCGAGCCGAAAGACGTGCTGTGGGCCGACAAGCCGCTGGCCCGTGTGTCGCTGACGCAGTACTACTCGCAAAGCCCCGTGCAGGGTACGCCGGTCTGCTTCTCGCGCGAGGGCAACTACATCAAGTTCTGGCCGACGCCGGTCGAGGCCGCCACCGATGGCCGCCTGATCTACTACGCGCGCCCGACCGATCTTTCCGGCACCCAATCAAGCAACGCGATCTTCGCCCTGGCCCCCGAGCTGTATCTCTTCGGCGCGCTGATCGCTGGCGGCACCTATCTGGGCATGCCGCAGGAGCGCATCTCGCTGTGGAGCGCCAGCTTCGACGAGGCGCTGAACTCGCTGATCAAGCAGAGCCGCCAGAGCGATGTCTCGGGCGCCACGATGCTGGTAGAGAGCGGGTACTGACATGGCGATCCCGAACTCCGGCGCCCTCGCTCTCTCGGCCATCCAGACCGAGTTCGGGGGCAGCAACCCGATCTCACTGTCCGAGTACTACGCAGGCGGGACGTACGTCGCCAGCGGCACCTCTGGTGTCAACGGCGCGGTGCCGACCAGCGGCACGATTGCCGTGTCGAAGTTCTACGGCACGACCGCCGAGACGGTGTCGATCAGCGACACGTCCGTCACGGCCACCCGCGTCGGCTCTGGCACGGCGGTCGCCGGCTACGTCCTCGCGTCGAGCGGGGATATCAACCGGCTGAACAACGCGAACACGACCGACATCGGCGACTGGATCACGCCGAAGAGCGCCGCCAGCGGCTACGAGTGCAAGGCCACCGTGAGCTTGGGGTCGCTGTCCAGCGGCTCGACCGGATCCTGGCTGGCCCTCACCTCCGACCGCAGCTGGACTTGCAACCAGTCAACGCCGGGTACGAAGTCCGCCACCATCGTTGTGGAAATCAGGAAGACGGGTACGACCACGGTCCTCGATAGCGCCACGATCACTCTTGAAGCGAACTGGGAACCGTAAGCATGGCCGAACACCCAAACACCGATGTTGAACTCGCCCTGCTGCGCGCCGACATGGATCAAGGATCTCGTCGACGCGTGGAAGACCGCGACCAACGTGCTGGCCTTCGTCAAGTGGCTGGCGGGCATCGGCACCGCGGCGGCGTTTTTGTGGGCGGCAATCAAGGCAAAGTTTGGCGTATGACTGACGGTGGACTCCCGAGCTGGATGCGGATCGCGAAGGACTGCGTAGGTCTGAAGGAGATCCCCGGCCCCAAGCACAACAGCACGATCCAGACGTGGCTGGCGAAGCTGGGCGCCTGGTGGCGCGATGACGAGACGCCGTGGTGCGGCGTGTTCGTCGCCCACTGTATGCGCGAGGCGGGCCTGCCGATACCGCAGCACTGGATGCGCGCGAAGGCGTGGGCTGATTACG